AGAGTTCTCCGAGCTGGTGGGTCAGGACATGGCCGACGCCGCTCTGGACTACTACGTGCAGGCCGCGTTTGCCGCGCTGTCCGCCGCCATCGGCAGCAATGCCAACATGGTTGCCACCGCTTCGTTCGCCACCGACCACAAGAAGGTGCTGACGAAGGGCATGCGCAAGTTCGGTGACCGCTTCAACCGCATCTCGCTGTTCGGCATGGATTCGACCACCTATTTCGACCTGGTGGACGACGCCATTGACGAAAAGGTGTATGAGGAGGCTGGCGTGGTCATCTATGGCGGCTCGCCGGGCACCATGGGCAAGCCGGTGCTGGTGTCGGATCGCATTCCGGCCAATAGCATCTTCGGCCTGCAGGCGGGTGCGGTGACCCTGACCGAATCGCAGCCCCCGGGTGTGCGCTCGTTCCCGATCAATGATCAGGAGAACCTGGCGCTCGGCTACCGAGCAGAGGGTGCGTTCAACGTGGACGTGCTTGGCTATAGCTGGAAGGAGGCCTCTGGCATCAATCCGACGCTCGCGGCTCTGGGCTCCAGCGCAAACTGGTCGAAGTATGCGACCAGCGACAAGGTGACGGCCGGCGTGCTGATCAACCTTGGCGGCGGCTCGGCCAGTGGATCCGCTTCGGGCAGCGCTTCGGGCGGTTAATCGGATGAACAACACGCGCCAAGGATGGCGCAACTATTCTGAGATTCCATGCATACCCTGATCTATTCCGGCCTGAACGCCATGACTGGCGCGCTAAGTGATTCGTTGCGCGCTGCGGGGCATACGGTAGGCTTTCGCGAGCCGCGCTTCTGGAGCGGCGAACGCGAGCGCTGCGATATGCAGTTTGTTGCCAGCGCACGGCATCCGGGGTTGCTGGATCGAACGGATGTCCCCACGATCATCCTTGACTGGGGATATCTGAATCGCGTCAATGATCGAAGCGAGGCAGCAACCGGCCATTGGCAGATGAGTCTCGATGGGCTGAATCGCATTCCGCCGTTCGCTTGTCCGTCGGATCGGTTCGACGGACTCGGTCTGACCGTGGCTGAATGCGGCGGCGACCCGAGTGGCTATGTATTGCTGATCGGCCAGATGCCGGGCGATGCAGCCCATGCTGGAACGGATCATCGGCAGTGGCTGATGGATCAGCTTAAGCGCTATGACGATATTGTGTATCGCCCACATCCGCGCGGAGGCATCGACTTGCCGGGCGTGCGGACGCATACAGGCGCCCTGAGCGACGCCCTGCGGGGCGCGCGGCTTATCGTAACCTACAACAGCAATACGGGGCACGATGCGCTATTGGCCGGCATTCCGGTGGTCTGCGACCCGTGCGCGGCGTATGCTCCGCTCTCCGGTGAAACGCTGCCGAGCAAGGCGGATCGCGAGGCGTATTTCCATCGCGTCGCCTACGGGCAATGGACGGCCGACGAAGTGCGTTCTGGATCCTGCCTTTCGTTCCTGATGAACCATTTGCTCCCGAACAAACCGATGGATTTACCCGAACTGGGCAAATCCGTGCCTGAATTTGGCAAACCGAAACGGCGAACGCGCAAGGTGAAGGCATGACCGTTACGATCACGAAAGAGGATGGCTCCGGCGTCGATGGTGCCAACAGCTACGCCTCATTGGACGACTTGCGCACGTATGCCGAGCTTCGCGGTGTCACGCTTCCCGTCGATGATGATGCATGCGGCGTCCTGCTCATCAAGGCGATGGACTATCTCGGCAAGTACGACGACGGTCCGCAGGGTCCGTTCTGGGTCGGTGATCGCAAGTCCAGTCCCGATCAGCCTCTTGCATGGCCACGCCATAACGTCTGGCGAGATCATGCGTTGCAGCCTGACGACTATATGCCGCGCGAGTTGGAATATGCGACCTGCGCACTGGCGGTCGAGGCACAGACGAACGATTTGCAGCCGACGCGGTTGCCGACTGACACCGGGCCGATCACCGAGAGGCGCGTGGAGGGCGCCGTAACGGTCACCTACGCCAACCCCGGCAAGGTGCTACCCGTGGCAGCCTTCGCCAAGGCGGATGCGCTCCTGAACGTCCTGCTGCGCCGTCGTGGCCTGTTTGCGGTGCGGGCATGACCACGATTGCGTGGGATGGCCTGAGTTTGGCCGCTGATCGGCGGACATCGTGCGGCAACAATGTATGGCGCACAGCATCGAAGATCAGGGAAATCAAGGGCGGGCATATCGCATGTGCCGGATAGCTCAGCCAAGGTGCGAGGTTGTGCGATTGGATTAGTGGCGGCATGGAGGGCGATCCGCCGCAACTTGACGACTGTGAGGCGATCATGGTCAAGGGCGGCACGGTCACGTGGTGGGATGGTTCTACACCGGTGGAAATTGATCCCGCAGAACGCATTTCAGTCGGCAGCGGGTGGCAATTCGCCATTGCAGCCATGGATCATGGCAAGTCGGCCAAGGATGCGGTGATTTATGCAGCGACGCGCGATAACGGAACGGGCGATGGCGTGGACGTGATCCGACCGAAGCGAGGACGCGCGTAATGGCTTTCTATGACGACATGGCCTCAACGGCTGCCGAGCTGTTGGCTGAGTTCGGCAAGCCGCTCTAGCTGCGCCGAACGACGCCCGGAACGTATGACCCGGTCACGGGCACGACGACAGGCGACACGACTACCGATCTGCCGACAACCGGGCTCTACACCAAGATCAGCGCCGACTACATCGCCACGCACCAAGTGCAGACGGGCGACAAGCTGGCCGTGATCGATGCCAGCCAAGCACCGCAGATGACAGACAAGCTGGTGGATGGCGCGAACATCTGGCAGGTGGTCGATATCGACACGATCAACCCGGCGGGGACGCCCATCGCTTACTTCGTTCGGGTGAGAAAATGACCGACTTCGCGACCCAGGTGCAGGCATTCGTCGATAAGTCCAAGGGTAATATTGATCGGCAGGTGCGCGGCATCACAATGTCCCTGTTTCGTGACGTCATCATGTCTTCGCCCGTTGGCAATCCGGAGTTGTGGGCCGCGAATCGCGTGGCAAAGGAATATAACGATCAGGTTGCCGAGCACAACGCATCGCTCCGCAATGATCCTGCCAATCTGGACAAGCGCGGCCGCCTGAAACGCGGACTCAAGCTCAATGACGGCATGGAGATCAAGGCGCCGGAGGGTTACGTCGGCGGCATGTTCCGTGGCAACTGGTAGACAACCATCGGCGCACCCGCCGAAGGGAATATTGATCGGATTGACCCTCAAGGTACCCAATCAAATGCCGAGGTGGTGGCGACCGTTCCCGAACTAGCGGGCAACGTGGTCTACCTGACCAACAATCTGCCCTATGCGCAGCGCCTCGAATATGAGGGCTGGTCGAAACAAGCTCCCGCCGGAATGGTCCGCGTGAACATGGCCCGCATCGCCGACATCATGAAGGAATCTGAATGAGCGCCTTCACCGACATCCAGGCCGCGCTGATGACCGCATGGGCTGGCGTGCTGCCATATCCGTGTGCGTATGAGGGCAAGGACTTCACGCCGCCCGATGCCGCGCCGTGGACAGCCGTCTATACGCTGCCCGCAAGCGCCGCACCATCCGCCATCGGATACAACGCGCCCATTGAGCACGTCGTCCTTCAATAGATCGACATCAACTATCCGCTGAACTCAGGCACCGGACCGATACTCGCCGACGCCGACACCGTTGCCGCTGCATTCAATTCCGGCAAGACCGTCACCTATGGCGCCATCCGCATGATGATCGAGCGATGCGAGCGTTCCAGCATGCGTTCGGACGGCACATGGTCCACCGTTTCACTCACGATCCGCTGGCGGGGCCAGCAGCATAGAACCTAAACGAGAGAGGTAATTCACAATGACTGCTGGCATTGCAGCTTCGGGCGCGCGCGTCGCCTGGTATTACGTCCCGGAAACGACCTACGGCGTAACGCCGACGTCTGCGCCGGCCTTCAAGCCCATTCGCTTCACCAGCAATGGCCTCACTGAGCAGGCCAATTAGCTGACGTCCAACGAGCTGCGCTCGGACCGCCATGCCGTCGCGGCGCGTCGTGGCGCCACCAGCGTTACCGGTGATATTGTCGGCGAGCTGAGCTTCGGCACTTATGACGATCTGTTGCAGGCTGCGCTGTGTGGCACATGGGCAGACGACGTGCTCGTCACCGGTACCACTCGCCGAAGCTTCAGCGTGCTGAAGCGCAATCTCGACATCGGCGTGGATACGATCTATACCGGCTGCGAGGTGAATCAGCTCAAGCTGTCCTTCCCGTTGCAGGAAAAGATCACCGCGACGTTCTCCATCATCGGTAGCGCTGAACAGGCCTACACAGTTCCCGGCACGGCCACATTCGATGACGCCAGCACTACCGACTACATGACCACCTTCGATGGCTCTCTGAGCCTTGGCGGTGCGGCGATCAATTACGCCACGCAGCTTGATCTAACGCTGGACAACGCCATTACGGCGAAGTACAGCCTGTTTAATCGCCCGGCATATGCCATGAAGATCGGCATGATCGGCGTCACCGGCCAGTTGTCCGCATATATCGAGGACGACACGCTCAAGGACAGGTATCGCAACGAGACCGATACGGCCGTCGTCGTGAACGCGGTGGACGCCTCCGTCAACCCGAATACCTACACCTTCACGCTGCCGCGTGCGCGCCTGACGTCTGCGCAGGATCAGGACAGCGGCGATGATCTGATCATTCAGCAGCTCAATATTACCTCGATCCTCGATCCGACCGCCGACACGGAGTTCAAGATCGAGCGCGCGGCATACGTCGCCCCGTAATCCACTCGCCCCGGTTCGCCGGGGCTTTTCTGGCTGGGCCAGAATCTAACGACTCAGGGAGTCTTTCCGCATGGCAAAACTTGCCGATTTCAATACGACCGATCGCGCCGAGGATGGCGTCAAGCTGGATCTTCTGCTGCCGAACGGCGAGCCCTCAGGCGAATGGGTGCAGGTGCGTTCGTATCTCTCCGCTCACGCGCAGAAGACGCGCTACGAAGTGGAGCGCAAGCGAGCAGAGAAGGGCGACAAGCTCACCTTTGAGGACGGCCAGGCGCTTGAGGCCGAGGCTCGCGCCGCTCTGGTCAAGGCGTGGAGCTTCGAGGACGAATGCACGCCGGATGCGATAAAGGCGTGGCTGCTGAAGGCGCAGAAGGCCAGCCAGGCCATCATGGTCGCGTCAACGCAGGATGAGCGTTTTTTCGGCAAGCCTTCGACCGATTCCTCCGATGGTGCGAAGGCGAAATAAAGCTAGGGCAACTGCGCGGAGAACGGACGCTCCGGCAGCATCTTGAGTCAGTCTGGAGGGCGACGGGCAAGCGGCCACCTAAGCTCGATGAGCACGGCACCTGCCCCGAGGGCTACGAGCCGATCTGGAGCGCCTTCCTGAAGCTCTCGGCGCGCCGCCAGTGCGGGTTCGCGGTATAGCCCATCTCCTATCCAGACATG